AACCATACCAACACCGAAATAGAAGTTAACCTTCTGAGACATATGGTTTTAAATACTATTAGATCTCTTAAAGGGCTATTTGGAAAAGAATACGGCGAGCTTATCATATGTTGCGATGATAAGAAGGTTTGGCGTAAGGAAGTGTTTAAGTACTATAAAGCTAATCGCAAAAAAGCCCGTGAAGAGTCAGAGCTTGATTGGAATGCTGTATTTAACGCACTTAATGCTATTAAGGCAGAGTTGCGTGAGTTTTTTCCCTACCGTGTAGTGCAAGTAGAGGGTGCTGAAGCCGATGACATTATCGGAGCAATTACTATTGCTAATGGTAATATGCTAAATACTGGAGAGAAGATACTAATCCTTTCAGGGGATAAAGACTTCGGACAACTTCAAGTATTTGGTAACGTCAGACAATATGATCCTATCAGAAAAAAAGATATCAAGCACGATGACCCAGCTAAGTTCACTCGCGAACTTATTCTGAAGGGTGATACTGGCGATGGTATACCAAACATTCTTTCACCCGATGACTGTCTTGTTAACAAAGTTAGACAAAAACCATTACGGCTGGATAAATTTAATCACATTAAGAATCCGCGCACAGAGCTCAAAGATGAGCAACTACGTAACTGGATTCGCAATGAGCAGCTCATTGATCTCACGTTCATTCCTGAACAGCTGCAAACAAAGATCCATGATGAATTTGCAAAGGAAGCCGGTAAGGGGCGTACAAAGCTATTCAACTATTTTGTGTCAAACAAACTTAAATTACTGATTGAAAGTATAAATGAGTTCTAAATGAAAAAATCTCTTTATGAAATCCTGGAAGTGTGCTCAAAGGGTAAGACCGTTGATGATAGAGTAGCACTGTTACAGCAAAATGCATCTGCACCCCTACTTACAATACTTAAATACGCCTATGATCCAAGTATTGTCTTCTTACTGCCAGACACTATACCCCCGTATAAGCCAACAGATTTCTTAGATCAAGAAAACAGGCTGTATTCTGAACTACGTAGATTGTATTTGTTTATCGAAGGTGGTAATCCCAACCTTACGAAATTAAAACGTGAAATGCTGTACATACAATTACTCGAGTCGATCGATAAAAATGACGCAGTGCTTATGTGCCATGTTAAAGATAAAAAACTACCCTTCAAAGAACTGACAGCAAAGGTAGTGCATAAAGCATTTCCAGATCTAATCCCTGAGGAAGTAAAGCAGAAATAAAATGAGTAAGACACTTAAGAAGCCTGTTGGAAAGTCATCCAACAATGCATTTGAAGACGGATACCACTCAAAGCAATCCAAAAGAGCGAACGAACATCGTAAGCAATTAAAAAAATTCGAGAACGCGCTCCGTTCACGCAATCTCAACAAAATCCTAACCTATGAGGATCTACTGTAATGCCGACTTACATTTTCAGAGATAAGAACACTGACGCTCGTTTTGAGAAGATGATGAAGATCTCTGAGCTAGATCAGTATAGGTTGGATAACCCGCACCTGGAGACTGTAATTCAGGCACCAGGTTTCAGTGACCCTGTCCGCGTGGGTCGCATGAAGCCGTCTGATGGTTTCAGAGAAGTCTTAAGTAAAATTAAAGAAGGTAGTCCAGGGAGTCAAATAAACACGTTCAAGTAAGGATCTTAATGAGCAACAAAGTAGCAAGAAGAAGTATAAGAGAGCTCAAGGAGTCAGGTATTGTATATGAGTTTGAACCTAAACAGGTAAAAACAAATCTTGAATTAAAACAAATTACACCCTTAACGGAGAACCAGAATTTAACATTCAAATCGTATAATAAAAACAAGAACATATTGCTACATGGTCTTGCTGGTACAGGTAAAACATTCATATCCCTGTACCTCGGTCTACAACAGGTATTAGAAAAAAATAGTAAATACAAAAAGGTTGTACTTATACGGTCCGTTGTCCCTACACGTGATATGGGATTCTTACCAGGAAACGCAAAAGAGAAAACAAAAGTATACGAAGCACCCTACTACGCCATATGCTCGGAGATATTCGGTCGTGGGGATGCATACGAAATACTTAAGACAAGAAACACAATCGAATTCATATCAACATCGTTCATACGCGGACTTACAATCAACAATGCAATTATCATTGTCGACGAAGTCAACAATATGACGTTCCATGAACTTGATAGTGTGATTACAAGAATGGGCCACAACTGTAAGCTGCTGTTATGCGGTGACTTTAGACAGAGTGATTTAAATAAACAAAGTGATAGAGATGGATTGCTCCATTTCATGAAAATTATAGACAAGATGGGATGCTTTGATCGTATCGAATTCTCCGAAGACGATATTGTCAGATCCGGTCTCGTTAAGGAGTACATAATTGCTAAAGACAGGCTTGGCTACTCGGCAAGTGCCGTTCACATATCAACCCCTTCATGATTACGATCTACAAACCGTAACGATTGGTGGAAAGCGCTTCTATGATGTTGATGGAGAATATCTACCATCAGTAACAACAGTGCTTTCTTCCTTATCAAAAGAAGGTATTGAGGAGTGGCGTAAAAAGGTTGGTGAGGAGAAAGCAGAGCAGATCATGCGTGCTGCTGCCAATCGAGGTACTCTTGCCCATAAAATGTGGGAAGAGTATTTACGTAACGATCCGAACTACGGTGTAGGTGTCATGCCTACATCCATCCTACTTTTTAAACAACTTCAGCCATGGCTAGACCGGAACATCGACTTCCTGTATGGCAATGAGATTCCTTTGTTCTCCAAGTCTCTCCGTACTGCCGGGCGTTGTGATGCAGTAGCATCTGTGAATGGCCGACCGGCTATTATTGACTTCAAGACATCCAGTAAAGTAAAAAAACAAGAATACATTAAAAATTATTACTTACAGTGTACAGTGTATTCTATGATGGTTGAAGAAATGTATGGAATAGTCGTCGAGGATGCGTATATACTGATAGCTGTTGAGGGTGATAAGCCACAAAGCTTCCCATTCAAGACAAAAAAGTATAAAGAAGAAGTAAGAGAAATTTTTACAAATTTCAAATCTTTCAGTTGACTTCTACGTCAAAAGGCGTTATAATTAACGTACGATGAAAAATCCTTCTCTTAAATCAAAGGAGTCAGCAATGACCGGTACTGAACGAATACTGACGAGAGTCGGGCTTACAAGAGGTATGTCAGTCAATGCTGCAATTGTTAGATCGAGTGAATTTATTGATACGCAAACGGATCCTTTAAAGTTTTCGAACGCTGTATTACAAGCACTCGATATACCAATTCCTTATATCTCTGAACCTAACCAGGCGAAGACGCTTGCACTTGCTGCAATTGAACAACTGGTTATAATGGAGGTATTCGATCCAAGTAAGACAGCTGAGATTGCTATCTCAAAGTACGAAAAGATTAAAAAGAAAATGCCATATGCATTTGGTGAAGGGGCTGTAGTTATTTCAACTGCTCGCCGCGGAGCTAAAAGGGACGTTGCTCGACAGATTTACCTGGAAAGCAAAGGAATGGATGAAAAGGATATCATTGCACTCGTTGCAAAAGAACTTGACATCAGCCCGCAAAATGCGTATACATACATATACTTGATAAAAAAGTCTTTAAAAGTCTGAAGTAGTTGATTTTTAGAGCTATATAAAGTATAATTTATTTTTTAGGTAAACAGGAACCATGCATCTCTGCTCAAAACAGACAGTATCAATTAGTTGGAATCTTCGCTCAGACGAGGCCGGCTATCCTTTTATCTCGGGGTCTTGTAAATTGTAATCTTACAGTTTATCCCAACAAGACCCCAGGCCTAAACACCCTGGGGTTTTTTTTGCAAATACGATAAGAAAGTACTTGCAAGAAGAAAAAGATGCAGCATATAATGATGCATCAGCTGAGAAATCAGCAACGCTCTTTAAAAATTTAAGTAGGTTATTTACTGCGTTCGACTTCAGGTGAGGTCATCACCCTTTCAAGGTGACTAGACGGGATCGTTACCCGTACGCAGTACCATTTGTTTAGTGTTATCAATGGTATCGTTATAGGACGCTGTAACTATTCGGGTCCAACTGTGCGAGGAACGGATCCTAACATAACTGCTAGTCGCCTGCCAAAGGAAGCACCTTGATGGCAAATAGGCATGATAGCACTAAACAAATGGAAAAATATGTACGCGTGTAGCTGAACGGTTAGGCCACGGATTGCAAATCCGTATCATGCAGGTTCGACCCCTGTCGCGTACTCCAAGAATTGGCCTCAAAGTGTTCATGGACGCACGTATGCCTGTCACGCATGAAGAAGGGGATCGTTACCCCTTGAGGCCGCCAAGATACTGCTGGTAACGGTATACTCTGCTCGGAGTTAAACAGGAGAAAGTTTTCTAGCTTTTGTACATATAAAGCTAGGGAGTTCCATCTGCCTCAACGAAGGGGTCTTTTGTAGTTGTCGCCAAAACTAAACTGCGGTGTTGATAGTACGATTCATCATAACATAAATCGGCTACGTTTCGCTTAAAATGTTCACTTGTATACAGGTGAGAGGCTTACCGAGGCCATAGCACTTATTCATGCCCTTGTAGCTCAGAGGAAGAGCATTCGCTTGATAAGCGAAAGGCCGACATTTCGAAATTGTCCAAGGGTACCAAGTTTTAGAATCCATTCAGCAAATAAAAACTTTCACTGTAAATGAAAAAAAACGGATTCTGTTGATTAGGCCCACGTAGTGCAATTGGTAGGAGACAACGGTCTTAGAAGCCGAACAGTGTCGGTTCGAATCCGACCGTGGGCACCAAACTCTCCCTGACATATGGAGTACAATGAGATAAGTTATATGTCATCTTTCTAAAGCATGCTGCGGCGAACGCGACGCCGTTATGTGGACCATAGCTGGGACCTGTGCCCGGTCACCAGTTCAATTCTGGTAAGCATGTTTTAGAAAGATTTGGGGTGATGGTGATAGAGGGCTACACGTCGCACTTGCAATGCGAAGATCGGGGATCGTTACCCCGTCGCTCCACCAAATTGAATGCGTCTTTAGCACAACTGGATAGTGCACTGGGCTACGAACTCAGAGGTTGGGGATTCGAATTCCTCAGGACGCACCATAGGTATATAAGCGGGTAAGCTCGAGGTGAGACGCCAGCCTTCCAAGCTGCGCTGAGTGGAGTTCGATTCTCCCTACCCGCTCCATTTTTTAGGATAGGTTCTGCAAACAATACAGACTAAACTTTTTGGTTGTCTTAGTCGACAAAACTATCCTGTTATTTTTGGAGGTATCGCATAGCGGTCGATTGCACGGGACTGTAAATCCTGCACCCTTCGGGGTCTCGGTGGTTCAAATCCATCTACCTCCACCATTGTTTTTTCTCTCCGTATGGCGTAATCTGGTAGCGTCCGTGATTTGGGGTCATGTGGTCGAGGTTCAAATCCTCGTACGGAGACCATTTTTTTTATTCCGCAGAACCCGAGCATGGTGCGTGGGCTTGACTGTTAATCAATGTTTAGCTGGGATCGTTACCCAGATGCGGAGCCAATTTATCCCGACAAAAATATAATCCTGTATAGGATTTATTCTGCAATCTTAAAGTCGGGGCCATTTTTAGAGTAGGTTCAGCAAATAAAAGCATTCAACTTGTAATTGAAACCGCAAAAACTACTCTGTTATTTTTAGGATACTTGCAGCAAAGTCTAACGACACGTTGGTTCGATTCCAACTCCACGCTTCATGCGTAGATCGCTCAGTGGTTGAGCAAAGGCGATAAAGCCTTCGAAAAAGGTATCCTGTTATATTTTTATTCCGGTGTGGTGTAACTGGCAACACAACAGACTTTGACTCTGTCGTCTCAGGTTCGATCCCTGACACCGGTGCCATTTTTTAAAAAGGAGAACGACATGAAACGTTCAGGTAAACGTTAGTGTCATCTTTGACCCCCGTATGGTCTTAGATGGCACGTAAAAGAAAATTATTTACGATCCATCCACAGCAAACTTTGCTGGCGAAGTCCGGCCTCTTAAGCCGAGAGAGCCCAGTTCGATTCTGGGGCTGTGGACCATATGGGGGTATAATTCAATGGCTACAATAGCCGCCTTTTAACCGGTAAATCAGAGTTCGACTCTCTGTGCCCCTACCATATAAAAACATTCTGAGTAGCTACAGCGGAATTCCAGTCAACTTACATAAGTCGACTATTGTAAGAACTGCCGTGAAGACGGGGCTGCCGCAGATTCAAGCACTGATCAGAGTGTTTCTATATGGTATAGACTTATTAGGTGTGGCTATGTTGTAACGGTTAGCAACAGAGATTGTGATTCTCTTAGTCTGGGTTCGATTCCCAGTAGTCACCCCTAATAGGTTTTAGGATACATTCAGCAACACAAACGCAATGAAAGCCTCGTGTCGGTGGCGCAATTCCACCCTCCTCCACTAAGAACATATTGAGAACAAGGTGTTGAGTTCTCGAGATATATGCATCTAACTTGATGTGTTCTTAACGGAGGAGTAGCTCAGTTAGTAGAGCAGAGTAAAAGGTATCCTGTTATATAACGCCCAAGTAGCCCAATTGGTATGAGGCGTCTCTCTCAAAAGGAGAATCGTATCGGTTCGAGTCCGATCTTGGGTACCAGGGATTGTTATTTCAGCGGTAGAATATCACATTGACATTGTGACGGTCACTGGTTCGATCCCAGTACAATCCACCAAAAATAATGTAACCTTAGCTGATGTGGTCATAGCGGTCGCCTGAAGAGCGATGGAAGTAGGTTCGATTCCTACAGGTTGCACCAAGTTTTAGAATCGGTTCAGCAAAAATAAAGATCGTGTTTGGTACACAATTTGCCTTCTAAGCAAACTAAGGCGGTTCAAATCCGTCATCAAAAAAACGATTCTGTTATATAATGGAAAGTAATGCAGCGGGGTTGGTCCTGCGACCAGCCTTGAAAACTGGGTTCTCAGAAATGGGATGGGGTTCGACTCCTCTGCTTTCCGCCATTAAAGGAAAAAATATGTCAGAAACATTCATTATTAGTGACACACACTTCGGACATACAGGTGTGTGTCACTTTCTCCGTAACGATGGAACAAAGCTTCGTCCGTGGGATAACCCTGATGATATGGATGAGGTAATGATTCAGCGCTGGAACGAAACAGTTAAACCAAATGATAAGGTATATCACCTAGGTGATGTAGTAATTAATAGGAAGTCACTTTCAACCTTGTACAGGTTGAATGGCGATAAGGTATTGATCAAGGGCAATCACGATATCTTTAAACTACAAGACTACACCAATCACTTCAGGGACATACGCGCCTATCATGTAGTACACAATATTATTTTTAGGCATATTCCAGTTCACGCTGGTAGTAAGGGTAGATTTAAAGCTAACATCCACGGACACTTACACTCAAATCGTGTAATGTTTGAGGGTAATAAAACTATTGATCCGTGGTACTTTTGTGCTTGTGTAGAGCACACAGACTATAAGCCAATAGCGTTAGACGATATACTTAAGCAGTTGCAATTAACATCGTAAATTGCCTATAATTGCTTATGTTAAGATTCTAGGATGAATTCAGCAAAAAAAACAATTAAAGGAGTAACGTCCTTTGACTAGCCCTAATTTAACCGAAAGGCAGATGGGAAATCTATGTAGTAATGCATAGAAGTGGAGCCAACCGAGAAAAGGATCGGGTACCAACGATTGGTAATAGGGTCATGAGGATAGGGTAAGTACCTTACATGGGTGACCAGAAAATAACTAACTGCCTCGATCATCCTGTTGATTTGAATTTTAGACTGATTTCTGCAATCAAAACATCTACCATAGAGCATGACCCGAATCTGGTCGGTGTGGAGAGATCCCCCATTGATAATCAGTCTGTTAAATTTAGGTTAATTTCAGCAATCATTTTAATGCAACTCACGCAGGTGGTCCGGTTCGATTCCGGCTAGTAGTGTAATGGCAGCACACCCGCTTAGCAAAAAGTTTAACCTGTTGATTTGAAAGGAAACATTATGTCAACATTTGTAGAAGCCGTTCAAAACCAATCCGCACGCACTACTAACGGCATGCGTGCTCGTAAGTCTACTGCTAATGCATGTGTAGACTTGTTCTTTAAAATCGGTGCAAGCCGTGGTAAAAATATTACCTCCGACTTTGTTGCTGCATACGTAGAAGACAAAGACGTGGCGTTGCGTATTGCTCAGTGGGCACGCGACGTACGTGGCGGTTCCGGTGAACGTGAACTGTTTCACCAGATCATGAAGTACCTGGAAAAGCACGACAAGACTGCTGCTGCTCAGTTGCTGTTGAAAGTACCTGAGATCGGTCGTTGGGATGACATCTTTGTCTTTGAAAATAAAGAACTTAAGTCTCAAGCCTTTACTTTGCTTGGTAATGCTCTTCGTGAGAAGAATGGACTGGCTGCAAAGTGGACACCACGTCAAGGACCTCTTGCTGCAGAAATTCGCACTTTCTTCGGTATGTCTCCAAAGTTCTATCGTAAGTCGTTGGTTACTCTAACCAACGTAGTTGAACAAAAGATGTGTGCTGGTAAGTGGGATGAAATTAATTTCAACCACGTTCCTTCTCTGGCTGCTGCACGTTACAAGAAGGCATTCACTCGTAACACTTCTAAGTTTGCTGAATACGTTCAGAAACTTGTTAAGGGTGAGGCTGGTGTAAAGGTTAATGCGTCTGCTGTATATCCATACGATGTACTGAAGGGTATTAACTCATACAGTAACAACTACGGTAAGACTGAACTCGATCACATTGTTGCACAATGGGATGCATTGCCAAACTATGTTGGTGATGCGAACATTCTA